CGTCGTACCAACCTCTAAGGGTCCGCATTGGACTCCCGGGGAGACATTACTGTTCTCCCAAACCAGCCCCTATCAAAGGAGCTGGCCACCTAGGTCTGATTTGCCTGCTTCAGCAAACCGGACCCCACCGTGTTTTGATGCGAGACGACACGGCACGCCCTGCACGTAGAAGATGACTTCTATCTTCGAAGGGGAGTTCCCCTCGCTTCAAGAAGTGTTTCATAAGGGCTCCATAGTCATCCAGGATTGACTCCGGATACTTGGACCGAACGATGGCACCTTCGACAAGGAGGTGTTGAAGTTCGTCGTCCCACTTATACTCCTGGCTAGGGAGAAAGTGAGGATGTTCGTGTCGAACATCTGTAAGACGACCCAAAAGAGGTGACGTTCTAAGAACGTAGGGAAACGGGATGATCTTCCGAATCCTTTCGTCCAAGAACTCAACCGGTGCCACGTACCCCAGCTCAAAAAGCTGGTTCCGCAGCGATACGGTTGAAACCACCTCATCTACGTCCAGCCTGTTGTTCGGCAGCATATTTCGGACTCGTGCGACGCAAACGTCGACTCCTCCGTAATACTCTTTACCGCAGGACTCTCTGAACCTACCGGTCCAGAAACTCTTCTTGGTATTGACTCGAAACCCGAAAGCCTCGAGGCTGTCTACAACAGTATTCACAAATTCCGTGGGGACAATGATGTCGTCCCCATAGACGCGCACCTTACCATACATGGACTGAACGTCCCGTGTGGTGAGGGGTCTGTTAAGCGCTCGCTCAATCCCTAAGAAAACGACGGTGCAAAACACCATCGCCTCAAAGGGGAAGCAAAGCGCTGAACCCATAGACGCGAACTTCGCCAACGGTATAATCTGTCTTTCGACATTCCCGTGGCGAGGCACATCAGCCTTCCGGCTCCTTGTGGCGTCGACACTCTCCCGAAGGAGAGTGTTTCTGCTAAGAAGGAGTCGTACATGCTGGTTCGAAACTCTATCCGAAGCCTCACTCAGATCGAGTGTGGCGAGAGCTCCCGTGAGGGAGCCCTCTTTTGCGAGCCGTTGGTTTGGCTCTTGAAATTCGAAATTGATGAAATTCCTCGAGTTGTCATGGCGAGGAATCTCATCCACAATCGTCGCGAGAACTCCTTGCTGCATGTACTGCATACAAGTGGGTTCCTTGGCGATGATTCGTGGAGTCTTGAGCGTCTTGCGGACGGCGACAACCCTGGTGGGTATCTCATCCGCAGGTTCGAGGATCGTAACGTTGTCCGTCCTATCAAGAAAGGACTCCGACGGGATGAGGTTTTCCCAGTGCGGGTAGACCTCTTCGAGTCGGCGGGTCCACGTGAGCTGGTTATACTTCGCGTTGCCGCGAAGTTTATCAGCAGTGGTCCCGGGACCATGCCTAGGCGTGATTCCCTCGTCGTAGATTCGAGAATCTATCGAGCAAAGGAGGTCACGCCAGAGCAGCTGGGCGATCCGGCTGAAATCACTGAGATTATTAGTTTCAGGAGAAATCAGCTTTAAATCGCTAGAACGTACGTCCTGCTCACACTCGATATACCTTGCGATGGCTGCATCACGCCTTTTGGGCGTACAGTCACGCTGTATCTTGCCAAACATCAGAGTTATTTGACGAATGGCTCGAATAGCGTCCGTAGAGGGCACATCGAGTAACAGACCGCTACTTCGATCGAACACAAGACCAGTGAAACCTCCCATAAAACGGGGGAGACACCCATGTCTTCTCATCTTTTCAAACGAGTTGAACATGGCGTGGTCGATGAACCCCTGCTCCAGACCTCTTTCAAAGTCAGAGCAGAAGTTCGGTAGGGTAATCGTCAGAAACGATAACCCCTCGTGTTCGTAACGTCTCTGGATGGTTTTGCCATCCAGAGTGGTGCTTGTGTCGCATCGCACGCCCAGTTCTTCGAGCGTGCACAGTTGGAGCGCGATTAGGCTTTTCAAGCTTCCCCTTCCTTTTAGAAAGGTGGTGCTTCCTTAGCCATAAGCTCTCCATCGCCAACAGAACGATAAGCAAGTCGTTTACCCACGGATGGGTGAACTCCATGCTCTAGTTCTGCCCACCCAAAATCTGGGTGACCATCGCTCCCGAAGAGGCTGCGAGCTGGGCGGCAAAGCCGTCCCAAGCAGCCTTGACCTCGGCGACCGAGTAACCGTTGACGGGTACGTCCCAGACGACTGTCATTGAGGCAGTCGAACGGACGTTCGACGACGGCAACAGCGGATCGGTTGAGATCTTGGAGATGTTCAGACGCGCTGCGCGGCGAACCCGCTTGCCATAGGCATGCGAGATCACTTCGCTGGTGGTAGTATCGGCACTTGTAAAAGTGCCAGTACTCGGACCCGTGCCAGTCTTTGGAAGACTGATCGGTGTACCGCTGATCGTGATGGATTGTGGGTCGGAAAGCATGGCAACGCCCTAACTGGGTTGTACGTGCAGATCCACGGTTGTGGACCTGGCGGGTGCTTAAAGCACCCGACTCCCAGAACCCCCGGATAGTCCGAGAGCTCCAAGTATGGCCTTCTGACGGATTGTCAAATCCGTATCAGAAAGGCCGAAACCGTAGGGTGATGCCCTATGACGCACCTTATGGACGTACGAAACGTCCGTTCGAAGCGTCGCCGGTGCTGTTGCCCCTGGACGAGGGGTCAGACCGGTTTTAAGGTATGTACGGGTTGCGCGTGTTTCGCACATGACATACCCGTACTTCATCACGAGCTCGTCGGAATCTAGTGCGACGACATTGGAGATGAACGTTCCAGTGTCGCTGTACCAGTCGGCGAGC